GTTATCTTGTCTTTCAATGATTGTCGACATATGGTCTGCCCAATGCATAATAAATTGTAACTTATAAACTAATTGTTTCTTTAAGTCGTGACCTGCTAAATACTTTTGATTATCTTCATCATACATACCATCAGTAAGTTTGATTGCAAAATACTCTTTCTCATTATACTGAATGCCATAGTGGTTCAATGTAAAGAAAGTTCTATCGGTTAAGGTCATATATGGAATATTCTCATTACGGACAAATAAAGTTCCGTATTTCTTTTGAGACCACTCTTCCTGGTTTGGTAAATAATGTAGTTCTGCTTTAACACCTAACTTTCCTAAGTCGTGATGCAGACAACTAAATATCAATTCTTCTTCGGTGAAATCAATCTCTCCACCTTGCATTACGAACAGGTCTCTCATTTTAAGAGCGTTCTTACATACATTAAAGATGTGGTCTATATACCCACCTATATATGCGTTATGATAGTGTTTTGAGCCAGATGCGGCAGATAGTGTAAGGTTGACACCTAATTCTTCTTCGGAATACATATGGAGTAATTTCTCCAATCTATCCCCTTTAAAATACTTCTTAATTATACCTATAAATCGGTCATAATTTGCTTTTAATTCTTGTTCTGTTTTTAGTTTCATAATTTAGAGTTTAATTGTTTATAATACTCTAATATACGACAAATAATCGATATTACCAAATCTTTTTATCTATAAAATGGCCATGTAAATGATTAACGTATAATGCATTGTGTTTCGGCCCTGGATGTGTATCATCTGCTCCGACATCAATAAAATTAGCATAATTACCATCAAATCTATTTTTGTCAGTATAATCCGTTTTTAAAAATGTTCCATTCCAGCTCCAATTACATTTTTTTGATTCTAAAAATAACTTTATTAATTGGTGATTTTTATACCAATTAATAAAATCTTCATTATCATTTTGTATTTGTGATAGATTATTTTGAATAATTTTACCAGTATCGGTTTCTTCCATATATCCCCACTTTAAACTTGGAATAAATGGTTCAATTCCACCATCGGTTGTATAATATTCTTTTCTATGTGGATATGTATACATTATTAATATCAAATTCGGTTTAATCAAATCATAATAACTCATTAAGCATCTACAAATGAAATCATTACTTCTACCACCGGTTCCAAAATTAAAATTTACTGCATTTTCAATGTGACTGCAAAATTGAGCAGGCCATGTTTCATTATCATTTACACCAACCCCTTCCGTTATAGAGCACCCCAAAGACATAACTTTAAATCCTTTTTTTTTAACACTATCACCTCTAAATCCCAATTCATTATAGGTGTAGGTGCATAAATTAGTATTATCATTTCCAGATGTGGTGTATTTTTTATTTACTCTTTCTTTTAATGAATATTTGTAAGATGAAATTTCAAATCCTTCGGGATTCCAGTATTCTAATGGGTTCATATTAATTTATTTGTTTCTATTTTTACATGTTCATTTTCTAAAAACCACAATAAAGAATATCGTTCACCTTCTAAAATTGAGGTTATTTCGTGGTCTATTCTTACATCAAATAAATATGTATTTCCAATAACTTTATCTAATATAATTTCATTTGGATTGTATAATTTAAAATCACCACCTTTAAACGTATCGTTTAATAAAACTCCCACAGCATATAATCTATTATCTCTAATATCGTTATGTTTTCCAAACCAATCATCTTTTGTAAATTTATGAAAATGTATTGTTTCTTTAATTTTCTTTATTTTAATATCAGTATTTTCTTCAACAAATTCTTTTAATTTATCAAATAACCATTTGGTTTCTAATGAATAATTAATTGGTTGTGAATTGTATTTTCTATCTCCCATTAACCAATTTGTAATATGTGTGTCGTTATATGATATTATAGATTCACACTCCTCCTTACTAAATAAGATTTTCTCTTTTAATATCATTTTTTCTTAATTTATCTTCCGATTCTGAATCAAACAATTCCTCATAATATGAAATTTTAATATTGGTTAATTTGGATAGTTTTTCTAATTCTTCATTAAATTCTTTTACTAATTTAATATTTTCATTAAGATTGGGTGTCTTAATCCATTTATATTTTTCCGTAAAACTTTGAAAATGGTTTGCGTAAGATAAACTTTCTGCACATGCGTTTAAATCTTTTCTGGATAATAAAATCACTTCATCAAAAAATTTAATAAACTCTAAATAAAATGGTATGTCTTTGTGATTTATATGTGTTTTAACACATATATCGTTTGTACTTTTCCAATTATAATATTTGTATTTTTCCGAATTACCATTAACATTGTTGAATGGTTCACTTATTGAATTTAGTTTTTGTTCTTTGGATATTTTTTTTAATAATGAGGTTGACCCGGTTCTAGGTAAAGTAATTAATAAAATTTTCATTATATTAATGTTTTATTTGTATTATCAATAAACTCATATAGATTATGAAAAAGGTTTTGATTTTTCCATATCTTATTAAACTCTTTTTTAAATAACTGGTGTTCTGGATGTTCTATATCCCACACTTGTTTTAGTTTAAATTCACCTTCAGAAAACGTACCCCAATTAGTTATCTTACCAAAAAACACATTTACTTTCTTACCAAAAATAGAGTACATTAAATTATAAAATGTTTCCATTTCGGTATAGTTAGTATCTTGTACAACAAAGGAAGTTTTTACGCTTATATTTGGTAAGGTATTAATGAATTTTAAATTGTTCATTAAATTTTCCCAATTACCACCCAACCTTGTTTTATTTTCGTAAGTATCCTTTGTACCGGCATCTATACTAATTTCACAAGTATGAACGTATTTGTGAACGTTTGGCATACTATCCCACATTTCTTTATTCCACATACTTGCATTCGTATGAAAATGAATTGATGATAAGTTTGGATATTTTTTAGGATTAAAATTTCTTAAATAATTTCTAAATCCAACTGAAACAAATGGGTCGCCTGAACCGGTAATATACAAAGTTTTCACATATTTTGAATAATGTGTATCAATATCTTCAATCGTTTTTTCTACTCGTTTTATACCTTCACTATTTTCAACAATTAAATCAACTCTACAAGATGGACATTTGTAATTACAAGTCCTATCAAAATTCATTACCAAATAATTGGGTGTATTATTGCTTATTATTGGAGATGTATATTTTGAATCGGATTTTAAAGTAACAGGTCCTGATGTTACACCATAGTTTACTAATTTACTTAAATAAGGACAAAGTTCTTTACTACAATACTTAAATGAACCATCCAATATTGAATTTCTAATATCAATAATTGGTTCACTATTATACACATCTTTTAATGGGATTTCACTAAGTTCTACTTTATTGGGTAACCAAGATGGACAACATACAAAACACACATTATTATGTATTTCTAATGAGGTAAATGGTACGTTGCATGTATAGTTTTTTAAATCTATCATAATATATTATTAATGAAACCAAAAGTTTAAAGCGTAACGTATTCCTTCCGTTACTGGTTTTATTTCGTGATATTGGTGGCCACCATTAAATACAACACCATCACCTTTTTCTAAACTTACAACTCTATCATTTATATATGTATCCCCACCTACAAATTCATTTGATAATAAAATTATTGACGTTTTATTTCCTACACTATCAGTATGTCTTCGTAACCACCTACCATCTTTATATTCCGTCATTTGTAACCACATTACTTTATGTTTAGGAAAATCACATTTACTCAACTCATTTATCACTATATTATAAATTTCTTCATTCCACTTTTCTCTATCTAACGGTTGACTACCCATCTGACCCCATATTAACCAAACAAACCAATTTGTTTTATGTGATTCACTTAAAACACATTCATTCTTAATTTTTTCTATTAAAGTATCACAAAAGTCATTTGTTAATATGTTTTTATATATTTCCATATTCTATATTAGTTGATTTGTTTTTTCAAATCTTTTTTCAAAATTTTCCCAAATAAATGATTTTAATTCATCATTTATTATAATTTTATTTGTTCTTTTTGGTGATACATTTTTATTTTCTACTATCAATTTTTCACCAAATCTATCTTCAATAAAGTTAACAAATTTATCTATTTCTTTAATGCCAAATTCGTAGGTGCAATTTTTATTAGATTTGTAATATCTTTCTGAGATTAATGTTGACATTCCGTCTGAATTACTTTTTAATGGTTCATCTTTTTCTTTTATTAATTTTAAAAAACATGTTTTATATCCATAACCATGTTGGTCAATCAAATGTAAATGATTTAAAAAGTCAGTATTAAATGTTTTATATATAAATTCATTATCAATATCTTCCCATTTACAAATAGGTGTGTGATTACTATAAAATTCTATCGTATCCCAAATGTAATTTAGAGAACTTAACCATTTAGATAACCAATCACGGGTTATACAAATTGATTCTTTTTTGCCCCACGTTTCTAAACAATGATTTAATGGGACGTGATAATGTGATAACATATCATTTGGGTCGTACGTTTCTAATTTTAGTTTTGAATTTCTAAGTGCCGTTTCTATTGAATTGCTTGCACATCTTGGATTAGAAATCCAAATAAGTTCATTATTAATTAAATGAGACATTATTATATAATAGTTTTAAATGTTTCCGTATTCTATATTAGTTGATTTGTTTTTTCAAATCTTTTTTCAAAATTTTCCCAAATAAATGATTTTAATTCATCATTTATTATAATTTTATTTGGCCTTTTTGTTGATTGGTTGGTGTTTTCTATAATCAATCTTTCACCAAATTTATCTTCAATGAAGTTAACAAATTTATCTATTTCTTTAATGTCAAATTCATATGTACATTTTTTATTGGATTTAAAAAAATTTTGAGAAACTAATGTTACCATTATACCTGGTATTTTTTTAAAAGAATCATATTTTTCTTTTACTAATTTTAAAAAACAATTTTTTATTAATAAATCATCTTCGTCAAATGCATGTAAATCATTGAGAAAGTTGATATCAAATGTTTTATATATAAACTCATTATTAATATCTTCCCATTTACAAATAGGGGTGTACTCACTTTCAAATTCTATTTTATCCCAAATAAAATTTAAAGAGCTTATCCATTTATACACCCAATCTCTGGTTATACAAATAGTTTCTTTATTTCCCCATGTTTCTAAACATTCGTTTAATGGTGTATGATAATGTGATAACATATCATTTGGGTCGTACGTTTCTAATTTTAGTTTTGAATTTCTAAGTGCAGTTTCTATTGAGTAACTTGCACATTTTGGAATAGAAATCCAAATAAGTTCATTATTAATTAAATGGGACATTATTATATAATAGTTTTAGATGTTTTAAAATTCTTTAAATATTCATCTTCAACTTCTTTCCATTTTCCTAATGGACACGACCCCTTTTTATTTAAATATGTATGTGGTGTATATATTTTACCTTTTAATGGACATCCACATTCTCCACATTTTAAAGACCATTGTTTCCCTTCAAATATTTCTTTTTTAGAAGGACATTCTAAACATATTGCAAGTCTTTCATCCGCAAGTTTTTTTAATTCATTCGAATGAAAAATTGAGTTAAACCATGCTTGTGAAATTTCTTTAAAATCTAATTTCATATTATAATAAAGTTTTTTTGTAATTTTTTTTTTCTTTTAATCCAACCCAATTTACTAGCGTATATCTATTACCATTTTCAACAGTTGTTACCCTATGTTCCATATCTGATAAAAAAATAATCGTATTACCTATACCCTTTTCTACTATCATCGTTGAATCTTCGGATAATTTTATTTCTAAGTTTCCTTCTTTATAATCATCATTTAATTGTATGACCAATGAACAATATCTTTTATATTGTGTAATTTCATCACCGGTAATATCTGAGTGCCATTCAAAATAATCACCAATTTTATATTCTGTAAATTGAAATTTACTGTTTTTATAATCTAAATCAAAACCCTTTACACTAATATTATCATCTATTAATTTAGATATTTTTTCTGATATAAATGAGAATTTTTCATAGTATGGATAAAATGCTACATTTGATTTTCTTGAATCGTAGTTGGGTTCATGATGCCCGACAGTTAAAGCGGTATTTAAGGTTAAATTTTCTAATGAAAAACTCAATATCAAATCACATTCTTCTTTTGTTAATAAATTTGGTATTATTTTATGTGTAAATGACATAACTTATTTATATTAATGATTTTGTTTTTTTTGTTAGATAATCAACGGGTTTCCAATGTAGAAAAAATTGTAATACTCTTTCATTTTCATTACAAATTAATGTATCTCTCCAATGTGTATGTACATCGGCATTAAATAATAATATACCATCACCAACGTTAGTATTGAATGAATATTTTTTACCATCTATTTCAGTAAATAAAGGCCACTCTTTATTAATTGTTGATTCCAAACATATGGACATTGTAACACTTATATCTTTTCTATCTACATGTTTTGTTAAAAATGCACTATTATGATATTCTCTAACATAAGTATTTACACTATCTATATGTGTTATTTCATTATTGAATCCTAATACTTTGGATTTTAGGGTTTCCATATATTTGTCAAAATTATATGAAGGTCTGAAACCATATGATTCGTTAGTGTTTTCTTTCTTATCGCTAGAAAAATTAATTATCTTTTCAATATCAAATTGTTTAGATAGAAATTCACATTCCTCTTTAGAAAGTATATTGGGAATGAAATAAACCATAACCTATTATTTTACAACTAACTATTTGCAACTACTATTAAGTTACCAATGGTATTTAAGGTTGTGTTTAATACGTTAATTTCGGTATTTGTTATTATATTTGCCATTTTATTTTATATTATGTTATATTATTTTTTAGAATAGTCTATGGACAATTTCTACTATTAGAGGGAAAACATTCACCCCATGGGCCACACCATGGTTCGGATTTAGGACAACCTATTGCTTGGACTCCACATGAATAAGGTGAACATCCACCAGAGTGGTTATTATGTTCAATAGAAACAAATGTTTCGTTATTTGTTGATGATGTTTTAGTTAAAAATAGACGCGCATTTTCTACTGAAATAAACCATCCAGAAAATATTTTTTTGACACTTACATTTTCTACTACAGTTTTTCTAATAAAATCTACTAATCCATCTGTTGTATTTAATAATAAAACAACGTCCCCCGATTTTAATTCTATTAGTGGTTTAAATTGAATTATGTTATCTCTTTCAATTAAATAAGAAGAAATTGCAGTATCTTCCCAAGTACTATTATCGTTAAAAGTTAATTGATTAATAAATGATAATAAATTTACTCTTTTTAAATTGGTAATTTTGTTTGTTGAATAAGTTGTGCCCGATATTAATGTTTCATATGTTATTCCAAAATTTGTACGATAAGATGTATTATCAACACCATTTGGATTTGGTATGTCGATTGTTTTAATCATATCATCAATCTGTAATTCTAATGCGGTTTTAAATGTGCCATCGGCCATTTCAACTAAATCGGTATCTAATAATTTAGGTAATCCCCTATTGTTTGTAATAGTTATATAACTATCTCTATATTCTGAATTTACCTCATAAGTTTCTGAACCATATTCTACATCGGTAAAAAATATATTTTGGTTCAATTTAGTATATTGTCCAATTTGGATTGATTCTAATGTTGGTGGGTACAATATATTTAAACTTCTTATTACTTTTATATGTCCTTCATAATTATTAGCGGTGTTACAATAATTCTCCATTAAGAAGTAATCGGATGTTACATTTTGTAAAATCACATTCAATTCTTCTTGTGTTGACACCTTAAAAAATTTAGGATAAACTTCCTTATCGTAACCCGGATATCTTGATTTTAAAACAAAGTTCGGGTGTACTCCGTTATCGTTAATCGTTGTAATGTTTGATACTAATTGGTTTGATTCGTCTAAATATGCAAATTGAGAACCAAATGATTGAGATTGAATAAGTTTCATAAATTCAACCTTATCTCTACAATAGGTGTCATCCACCAATGCTGTTGTATCGTATGCACTTCTAATGATTAATGTTTGGTCATTATCTTCAATAAATGGTATTGTGATGGATAATCTACCAACAATATGAAATTCATATGTAACCGAACTTCCAGTATAATAAGTTTCTAATGTTTTATGTAAATAATTCATTTCTCCCACATAATGTATAGATGTAAAACCATTAGTTTCAACAAATTGGTATAAACTTGTTAAATCTAAACTATCCTCATCATTTTCGACTTTGGACGCATTATCCCACCCAACTGCGGTGTTTAATTCAATTGGTTTTAAATTACCATCTTTGTCGTACATAAAGTCCGAACCTAATAATACTGTTCTCATATTGTTTTTGTTATTTATATTCCCCTATAAATATAATTATAATCTATTTTAATTAAATATACAATAAATATTTTACATTACCAAATATTACATTATACTTTGATTGATATAACCCCACATTGAATCTGCTATAACTTGATTTCCCATTTCACAATAATGTCCGTCTTTTATGAATCCCTTTGTTTCATCATTAATTGATAAGTAATCCGTTTTACCCATCCAGTATCTACTATCCATTATTCCACAATTAGAAAATTCAGGAAAGTATGACCAAAATATCAATGTATTTGTTTTTAATGCACGTTTGATTATCTTCTGCCAATCTAATACTTCCTGAACATATAGTGGTGAGTCTCTTAATGAAACCAATTGTAGTATAGCATCATTTGTAATACACTTTAAATTGGGATTACTTTGTGGGACAATAGTAAACCATTCATTTTTATCTAAGTTAGCAATTCTGCCTCTAATCGGAATAGTCCATCCTATTATAACAATATCATCATCACCAATCATATCAATATTATCCGAAAGGGTTTTGAATATCGTATAGTTATCACTACCACCCAATCCTAAATTCGAATAAGGTAATTCCATTCTTTCAGCAAATAATTCAGTCCAATGTTTTGGTGTATATCCTTTCCACTCTATATACTTACTTGCCCATAGATAATTAGGGTTATATGTTTCCGTATTAGAATCTCCAAAATACCATATTTTTTTCATAGGTGGGGGGGCGGGGGGTAAAGTC